GAAGCAGACGGCGACCCTCTGTTCCCGCAACAGTCTTCTCACGAATATTCATGATGGTCAGCCCGTTGACGGTTCCTCCAAACTTGAAATCCCCATTTCTGATGTTCGTAAGTACCAATTCGCTTGTTCCACTCTGGCCTGAAGCACCGCTGCGCCAAGAAACAACCTTGCCATAAGCACCGCTGTACCCTGCACCCGTTGCCTGTTGTGCTGTCGCACCCGCAACAAAAGACCCCGACACACCGCTGCCATAAAAGTTGAGGCGAACATGTTTTTCTTCTAGGAGAGGGTTCAGAACCAATCCAAACTGGCGATATTCGTTCTCCGTGCTGACCTTGTTGTTCTCGCTGCGGAAATAGTCCTTGACGATCATGATGGACGATGTGCCCAACTCCTTTACAGGATTGGATCCATGTCCATTTGGAGGAGACATGACAGGCTCTGCCAAGTCATCCAAATTGACCTTACCTGTAGGAACATCAAGCCCTCTCACGAACTCAAGCGAGGCAAATGTATAATTTTTGCCCCCATCTACAAGTTCGATAGAATCGACCAGTCGAATGGACTCAAAGAATTCCGTACAAGAAGTGATTCCAGTGATTCCGTTTGCGGCTAAAACATCGGATCCCGCAGTCAGTCCGAAACGAACTGAAACTTCCGCGTTTACTTTATATGGGTTTGATGAGTTGTTGTTTGCTTCGCCATCACCTATGACTTTGATGTGCGGAACAATAGAGAATGTGCTTGGACTGCCACCCCCCGATACACTAATAGAAAATGGATCCGCAACTGTTACGAATGCTGAATTTCCTTCCGTGGGGGTGAATGTTGTGATCACCCGCCGCTGGCCCATGCCCTGCCCATTGTCGATGGATAGAACCATGTCATTATAGTATTCATTTTGTAGAAAGAGGAACTTTGAAGCCAAAGTGATGCCAGTTGCTCCTAAAGCAACATCCGCAACAACTGTATTACTAGCAGAAGGGAATACACAGTTTGTAGATACTACAAATGGTTGAACATCCGTGTTCATTTTGACATATGCGATTTCACCATTTATGGAATCTTCTTGGACGCGCCATTGAAGAATTCGCTCATCGCTTGTCCGAAGGTATTCCACATATTCAACTGGCATGTATCCAATTATGTCGCCCTGAGACCGTGTCAAGAACTTGCGCTTCGATTCGGGAATCTGATACAAGAACTTCCAACGGTAACCATCGGAGAGCCGCCGAATGCGTGAGTCTGTATGCAGAGGTGCAACCAAGGAAGGTAAGCCGCTTGCATTGTCGATGCACTTGTACACTCGCTCTTCGTCCACCAATACATAGAACGGAGCGGGATTCAGATCATCGAACATATCGATGTTGTCCCGATACGCAGTATAGACAGTACCTAGAGTCCAATCGTACCGACGAACAACAAGCGAGACATCTGTCCTGTCAATTCGCTTGTGTGCGAAGATGCCACGCCAAAAGTCTGTGTCATCTTTTACGCTATCGATGCTGCGTGGTGGATTCTCGTCATTTAACCAAGAAACAACCTTGCCGATGGAAAGGAATAGATTGTTCTCATCAACATCCCCGTAGATGTCAAGTAGAGATTCAGCGGCAATGCGCTTGTGGTTTTGACGAAATGGGTCGCAGGATCCTGCCATTGCTTTGTATTTAGAGTGCTTACCTAGCCCCCCGCTATTGTTGTTGGTTTTGGCGGTGGTATAAACTCATAACCAAACAAGTGAATCTTTCTCGTCCCAGGGATCAGTCTTCCATGTTCGTCTAATATTTCCATCCTAAGAGTCTGTCTGCCGTTTTTCATGTTACTCAAGGAAATTCTTCTGCTGTTAACAGAAAGAGTAGACCTAAACCTGTTATTCAAATAAACCTTAATCTCCTTTGCCTTGTAGTAGGAAAGATTTTCTTGGTTTGCTATCGTAAAGTTGACTGTCAGCGTCCTGAAAAAGTAATAGTCGGACTCTTGGGTGCCGACAGGTACGGGGGGATTGTTTGCGATACTCCCCTCAGAGGGTATTGTGATTGCGATCTTTGGAACGACAACATCCGCGAAGTTTTCATTCTTACAGTTAAATTCTTGACCCTGCGGCATGTTGAAGAAAGCCCGTGCCGTGATCTTTCGAAATTCGCTGTTCTCGTCATATTCAAGAAGAGCATATTTGAAATCGTTTTCTTCGGTATAGTAGAGACCGTTGGGACAAGGAGTGATATTTCCGTTACATGGCTCAGTTGCATCTGCGGTGATGTTGAGCGGATAGTCTGTATTACGAAGATCTCGTTCCCAAGCAGAGATATTTTCAGTTTGTCCTTCTTTGTAATATGACCACTCTCTCCAACCTCTTTCCAGTGACAGGAAGTCCTCAATCTGAGTGTTCCAAATCTTGGCGATGTGATATCCACGCGAGACCATTTTGTTTGGGTGTGGATACACGATCCAAAACGGATCTGCATTTGGAAAATCGTTCTCAAAAATAATTCCCGCGGTCGCACCGACAAATGAAATGTTATTTGTAATCGGATTGCCTTGAAGTGCCAATCCATTTCCTGTTCCGCGAATGAAAATATCATGTGTGTTGGGTGAATACCCTGCTGCGGTTAATCCACCACCCGTGACACCCGTCAAGAACCACAGCGACAGATCATCGAATGTTTGGAATGTATACGGTACATAGTGACCGATGATCGGCACATGGTATGACATAAGAGCAGATGCATTCTCCAAGTCTGCCTCAGAGCATCTTTTGATCAACACCGATCCGAACATTGCGGTTCCGATTGGGTGTACTAATCTGCGAATGACTTCTCTGTATCTGTCGATCACAACTTCACTCTTCAGAACATATGACCAATTTTGATAAAAATGATTATCCTGCAACACCTTATTGGTGCTGAGTCTTCCGTCATTGTTAGTATAATACCCCGAAGATTGGCACAACGCACCCACTGTCACGCTTCCACTGAATCCCGATCCTCGGGTCGTGTCAATCACAATGTTCGGTGAGGTCTTGTAGTTGATACCAAAATCATTGATATCAATTTTTCGAATAGAACCCACCGCATCGACTTCAACTACTGTTCCTACCGCTTGCTGACCACTATCTCCACTTTGGGCAACAAACCGAACTAAATCACCAATCTCGTAGTCACTGCCTCCATTTGAAATGCTGAGTGACGATACAACGCTGTATACGGAGACTTCATGGAAAGACTCATCTCCATCGGTGAAATCAAGTCCCAAGTTTCCTGCTGTAAATGTACCGTTTCTTCCCGAAATCAAGAGTTCCGCTACGGGAAAATTGTCAATCTGATAGACATTTACATCAACGACACGGGCTGTCGCTAGGATCGAACCATTTGCGCTCTTTTGCACGATGTTGTTTCCTGCGGCACGATAAATTGTGTCGCCAAGAGCGTTAGAGATTCGTAGGTAGTTGTTCTGTGCCCATCTGCCTGAAGACAAACGCATAATGTCTGTCTTGGGATAATAAAACTCCACCGATGTATCGTAGAGAATACGAAACAGGAACTCATATGACTTCTCGGTGCCCTTTGCAAAATAGAACTGCTTGATGTTCTTCATGAGCCGCCGCGCATCGACAGGCTCATTCGTTTTCTTGTTTATCGCAAGGCTTTCGGGAAAGTTGAGCAGATACTGCTTGCGAAAATCCTCCACGAACTGATCAAGCGTTGTATCAATATCAGGAATGTCATGCATTGCCATTGGCGAAAGCACCTTTCCCTCGTTCCGTTCCAATCCCAACCATTCATAGTAGGCAGACAGAAACGCCACAAGCGTGGGGTGATCTACCCGAACAAACTCAGGGAGTCTGTCGGGAACTAAGTGTGAGAGGTTGCGATCACCATCAATACTCATGTTTGATTATCGCGTGAATGGAGAATCACTTGCACTTCTATCTATTGTGGTCTTTTCAGGGATTGCACTTACCGAAATGCCTAAGTCATCGATGATGATGATCTGATTTCTACGGGCAAAGATGTCCTTCTTCTCGGGAGTGACTGTGACTTTCAATGTTGTCTGTCCGTCATCCAAATATTCAGGGGTGAAGTTGCGGAGAGAAATCGTTCCTGTCGCATAGTCAATGCTGCCGATGTTCTTCAGCACAACAACCTTGGACGATCCCACTTGCTTATAGACGCGGACATTTCCATAGCCATCGTCATCCAAGAAGCAATCAACAATTGGCTTCACAACTGCTGTGGATGTCGCATCTCGGTAACCAAACAAGGTGCTTGAGAAAATCGGCGTATACCCATCAACAGGGTGCAAGAGCGGGTTATCAAAGCGAATCGTATAAGGAGCAGCCCGATTCAGGTTTGGCTCAAACTGCTTAGATAGAGTGATTTCCGTCGAGTTTGAATTGATTGCGGGTGCTGCACCGTCGATGATGGACGAGAACTTTGACAGCCTGAAGTTGCGTTGGAACAGACCAAGATAGTTCGTGTTGAATACCTTAATCAACGAGGAGATTCGGGTTTCGACTCCTGCCTTGTTCAGGGTTGTCTTCGACTCGTCGTAATACACCGTGACGGAGGGATTGATGTAAAGGATGTCGGGATCGACAACCTCGGGTGTGATTGTGACAAGGTTGCGCTGTCCCAATATCGTCCGTTCGATTGCTTGCTTCTCGGTATTGGAAAGTCTTGTTCCCACCTTTGGCTTGATGCTGATATACACCTTGCCGTACTGTGGCGGATCGTTTTCCTCACCACCCCAAATGAAAAACGAGTCTGCGCGGCTTGCATACTCGCGGCCTAACAGAGCCTTATAGTCATCTGCGGTGACTGCACGATCTTGTGCCTGATAGTTGCGCGGGGCGTAGTAACGAATCGACTCAATGTCTTCGCTGTCCTCGCCGCCGAAAGAGACCTGAACCTTGTCATTTTCATCGGTCTTGATTCGGACTTCGCTGACTCGGCTATCCGTGGCACATGTGATTGCTCTCTTTGTGCTGCTCTCGTCATATCCGATCCCGTTTCCTGCGGAACCATTGGTGACCAAGTATCGAAGGGTAACCACATTACCGTTTTCAATAGCCTTTCCGACTACACCATCACCGAAGTAGACTTCCCAAAAGCCATCTCTGCTTTCTTGAATGAAGAATACATTTGATGACGAGTTTAACTTGTTGATGTCGGTTGCTTTCTTCCACAGTTGTGCCGATCCCGTGGTATCGGTCTGAGACCGCTGCACAAGGACAACCAAAGTATCAATATCCACATTCAGATCGGGGATTATGAACTTTGCCTCGCTGCCGCCCTGTGTGTTTGCGACATATATGACTTGCTTTAGGTATCCTTGATGAAGCATCACATCCTGAACGAGGTTTTCACCGCTCCGCCGTACCGCCTTATATGACTCCAAAGTAACAAAGTTGATTGATTTTCCATCAACATCCTTGCCGCGGAATACCTGTCCTTGTTCTATGAATTCGCGTCCCTGAATCACGCGCTGTGTGAATTGGTTCGCCACAGGGTCATAGCCCAACGAAACATCCACGATCAACTTTGCGGATTTCTTTGAGCGGGGCGTGTAGTTCAAGTGCTTGGCAAGTGATACTACGGATGGACGCATGACTGCTGAATCGATGAACGACTCGTTTGCTGCCATGTTTGCATAGAATGCTTGATAGTGCGTGTTGTATGCCAACAGATCTAGAACGACTGACAGCGCAGAGCCTTCAAAGTTGTAATCCTTGAACTGCTCCTGTCCCTGAAGATATGCCTTCAGATTGTTCTTGATCTCATCAAATTCAAGCGACTGAATGGGTGTATTGGAACTGTTGTTCATCGTAGCCTTTGTAGAGCGACTGTTGTCGAGAAGACTTTCTGTACATTCTTAATCGTAAAGTGGATCGTAATCCGAATCTCGTTTCTATCTATTACATCGACCACATCTACGATTGCGTTGCTAACGCGAGGTTCATATCGCTGAATCGTGTCTCCGATTCTGCGCTTCAATTCGATCAGCATGACGGGATTGACAAGTTCAAATAAAAGATCTTGAATACCCGAACTGATCTCGGGGTGAAATGGCTTTTCTCCCCTACGATAGAGCAGAAGGTTGCGAAGCGATCTTTTGATGGCTTCCTCATCCTTACGCAGGGCGACATCGCCCGACAGCGGATTGCGGTCGAAGTTGATGTCTAGATCAATTGAGGTGTTCTGTGTCTTTGCCATTCTTTACCTTAGAGCCAATTCAAGTTCGATGTAGTCTCGGGATTGCTCAAATACTGTTTTAAGATTCTTTGCTTGCTCGGCTGTGGGCAACTTCTCGGGTTCAAACCACTCAAGTTCCACAAAGCCGATATACAGGTCTTCCTTCATGATCGGCAGGATCGCATATGCAACAATGCCGTTTGACTTGTTGTACGAACGGAAGTATCCATCCCGCATCGCCTCTGTCATATGCAGTCTTGAATTGTTTTCCCGCATCATTTCAACCAAGTCCCAAAACATGGTCACCAAGATATTCTGAAGATTCGCTCCGTCATATGGAACGCCTCGCTCACAAGATTCATGTGTGATAGAGAACTTCTTCATCGGGGTGCCGTCCAAGAACTTGCCACCGTTGTGGAAGTGTCCGATTCTTGCACGACATGCATTTGCCTTCACGCGAACTCCCGTAAGAGTTTCGTGGACTATTGTATGCTTGGCTTGGAAATTGGAGTTCTTCTTGCTTCCAATTGAGGCTTCCTCAATCTCTTTGCGCTTTTCAAAGATGATCTTTCGCTTGGTGTATAAAGCCCCTGCAATCAGACCCCCGATGATGCCCGATGCTGCGATGCCGATCTCAAACCAAGTCTGTAGCGATGTGAACATCCCCATTTCTTAACCCCCGCAGTAGACATTTTTACTTCCCCGCGCACATGCGGAGCCGCAATGGACAGGATCGGCAACCCTTGCTGCGGGTCTGCCGTTGATGAACACGGAAGATGAGCCTTCCGCTGTTTTACTACCATGACATGATGGGCCGCAGCAATGCGTTGCCCAACCATCACCTTTCCTATGCCAACCAAGACTATTGACGAATACATTCTTAGAACCCTCAATATTGCGGCGAGGGGGGAAGCATCCGTGCCCTGAGCAGATATCTGTGTGACGGTGAGCGGCTGGCATTGAATCTCCTTAACAATTCGGAAAGTATCCACGCCCCTTCATAGTGGCGAGATACTGTTTATTTGTCACGGGGGTTCCATCAACGAACATCTGATTTCTGATATTTAGTATAAACTCATCCCTGTCTGAAGACCAATTATTGCTTATATCGATCAAGAACTCACCATCGATGTACCGACTTGTGAGAGAGGGATCAAATGCCCGTGCGATAAAAACAATTCCTTTCGGTATCGAGAACCCTGCTTTATACAAAGATGCTGATCCTCGCTCCCCATAATTCTCTTCCGTAAACTTGCGCGGAGACTGTTCTCCAAAATTGAAATTGAAAACCTCTGCTGCCTGTGTGTCACGCGGATCCTCGGGAATGCCCTGATTGTTCGTAAGTCCAAATTCCAAGGGAAAGATGTCATCCAAGTCATCGATCTTCCCAAAAAGATATCCTGTGTCGATATCTAGTGTGAGGCTCGGCGGAAATACCCCACTAACGATTGCAAACTTTAGTTTGCCGCCTGTTGTAGGAGGTGCAAACACATAAGACACATAAGATGCCCTGAGTCGAATCGTAGTCGCACAATCAACATAAGGATCTTGTGGTCGAATCACCTTATGCTGTTCGAAAATCGGACGAGAAGGTGAAGTCTCGTTGTATGACCTGTTAAGTATGGCAGGACTCAACCATTGAATGTCACCTGTGATGGATGAGAGAGATTCGTCCTGTTCTACAATCTTCAATTCGCCGAATCCTGCGGGATAGTAATATTCGATAGGCTGTACGCCTGTCATACTAGCCATCAGAATTCTCCAAAGTCGATTTCATCATCCAAACTCTTCACCGTGACATCGGGGGAGTCGATTACAATGTTGGGAGTCGTGCCATATGGAACTGGTTCTGCGATGAATGCATCAATTATTTGTTCTGCTGGTTGGGACAGTGCCTCTCCCATTCTTGGTTCGGATAGTGGTATCGGAACAGCCTCAGGCTTACCACATGAGATAGTCGGAATGTTGGTTTGAATCGCAGTACCGATATCAGAAATAGTATCGTTGATCTTTCCGACCACACCAACGATTGTTTCAGATGCGATCTGTAAGGTGGGAAGAGTAATCCCGTTGATCGCTCCCATAATATCGTTTAGAGATGGGAGATCCCCAACTCTAGAATTCGTGATATCCAAATCCAAGGACGGCACCTTACCCATAAATCCACAGATGTCGATATCAGGAACCTGTGAGATATCGCCGCGCCCCGTTGTCAATTCGTTGATGCTCTTCTTCGACTCTAGGAAATCTGTTGCAACGGGCATATTCACCATGCCACGAATGCTAACTGCCTCACTTGTCTTGACCAATGACTTCTGCGCAGCATCAAGAGCAGCATATGTTTTGAGTTGATTTTGTTGATCGAACTGGTATGTCTCAATATCATTTGCTGAATACACAGATCCTTGCGTACTCTTAGAAGGAATTGCGCTTGTAATCGGTATGGACATGTTTGGTCTTGCGAAAGACATTAATCTTTGTTCCTCACTTCCATATCGGTTGGACTAAATTTGTCAATCAATCCATTTACCATACCGCGCAATTTGTTCATCAAAGTCTGCACACTCGATGCGTTATTGCCCTCAGGATTCAAGTCGATGCGAGGAGCCATGATCACCATGTTGCCCTCGCTAGAAAGCGTGTAGGTTCCTTTGACTTTCTGCAAGAAGTTACCCTCCACATCGACAGTCATGTTTCCCTTGGCATACATCTTGGTGTCTCCCTGCACCTCAATTTCCAAGTCCTTACCCATGAGAATCTTCATGGTCTTGTCCGTGTTGAACGAGCAGTTGCCCTTCACCAAGATCATCTTGTCGTTGAGAGTGATGTCCCATGCGTTGCCAACGACTTTGTGTACTTCGCTTCCCCTCGGGTGAATCTCGGTGAATGTGCCTGAGCAATGGTACCAATGCATTCTCTCGGCACCAGGGGTATCGTCATACTCAACGACATGCCCCGCCTGAGATTCGTACACATTGTTGAATGGATACTGAGCGGCATAGGGGGTTTCGGGTTCCGACCAAAACCCATACAGCGCAGACGCACAAAACTCTAGGCTGTCCTTTTTCTTTTTGACAATCGTGTTCTCAATCTGCTCATTTCTTGCCAAGCGATTTGTATCTGCTTCTCCCATGCGCGAAATTAGAGGGTACACACCCTGTGGATCTGTAAACCCGCGGTTGGTGTTGATTGTCGGATTCTTAGGCAACTGATATGACTTCAGACCAACATCGTTCTTCGCCTCGTCCAACGAACTGATGATCTGCGCCTTCCTGCTTTCGATCTCGTTGATGTAGATCTGCTTGACATCCTCGGGGTCGATCAGCGGGATGTTTGGCAAGTTTGCAAGTTCGTTCGGAACGGGGATATTGACAGTATTGATGCCACCGATGGTTCCAAAGACCACGGGTTCCTGTGCGTTCATACCATCGCGGAAGAAACCGACAACCCATGCTCCCTGTAGCAATCCCGTAGGAGACCACCCCTTACCCGATACGCTTGCGCTCGTAACAGGCATGATAACATGCGCCCAAGGAAGATCCGTTGTGGGAATCTGCGCCTTATCATCTGTGTGCCAACCAAGTACGCGCACACGGGCGCGACCCAACTTGAGTGGATCATAGATGTCCTCCACGACACCTTGCCACCACACGAAGCCGTTTTTGCCCATGTAGTCCGCTCTCAATGGTTCTTGATTGCTGCTCATGACGGCTCCAAGTTCAACTCTGCCTTCTTATAGTCAGTAATTGGTTCTGCAAAAGAATCCCGCGATAGGGTCATAGTCATAATATGTTCACGATCCGTAACTAGGTGTTTGATAGTGGTAACCAAGTAACGACCCTTGAGGTAGTCATCCTCATAGTTGTCTTGTTTCTTAGTATTTTCATTTGAAATCGTTCTGAAGTTGATCACCTGACCAACTCTGACATTTGTGTCTCCGTAGCAAGAGACAATTAGGTTGATCGAATTGATTTGGTTCAACAGCGACTGCCTGAGCAAAATTGTTTCTTCGGGGTCATGCACTTGAGCAATTTCTGCCATTGAATACGATGAGTTTGGGTAGAAACGAGTGTGCGATTCAACAGAGTCTGTGTAATCAACTTTTTGTATGGGAATCAAAGGGTTCTTTTCAAGGTGGGCAGCATCATTCATGAACGACTTGTCGTATTTAAACTGCGATGTAGACCATGTCTTGGTGGTCATGTCATGTGTCATGATCGCAGAGGCAAGCATGCCCAAGTTCTGCTGCTTGATCTTGTCAGTCATGTCCTCCACGACCAACGAGTGAATGTTTCGAAGTTCCGACTCAATCATTCTTGTGCCATCTTCGCTGCGGAATCCATCGGGGTAGTTTGTGTATGTAAAAGCGGCATCGGCTGTTTTCAGACCCGACAAGGGCACAAAGTGGTGACCATCTGAGTTCTGAAAAAGAACATAATCGCACATGGATGTATCAGCCTTGGCTCTAGCCCTGTGAGCAAGCCAATTGATCGCGTACAGAGGTGACCAATAAGGAATCACATACGACCGTGTGTCAAAAGTCTCAATAACTGTCTTGAGGTGAATCTTGTCATCATCCGATGCCTCCCGCGCAAGCCCCACCCCGCCGCCTACGATAGCCCCTGCTACGCTCCCTGCGATGGGCATGGGGATCATACTGCCAATCAGCCCCCCTGCTGCTGCGCCTCCTGCGGCTGCTGAAATGAGACCGTTGTTTTCACCGTTATCGACCGCCAAGTACTCGTCAAAGATATTCTCCACCATCTTGGAAACTGGCATGTTTCGATATGATTTTGAAACCTTGGATTGCATGCTTTTGATCGCTTGCGTTGCGACAAACTCAATACGAACCATTTGCGCGGACTCCTGCGCGGTTTCTGTAAGCACCGAAATCTTATATGTGCGAAACACCAACTTGACAGGGGCCCCACCGCCCGTTGGCGTTCTATAGATGATTGTTAGGGTCTCTGCACCGATGATCGGAAAGTTCTTAACAATATTCACAGACTCGATCAGCGTGATACTCCCCGACATGCAGTTGCTGAAGATGTCCTCATACACAATGAAGTTATGAAAGATGCCCTTTAGGCTCATCGTAAAACCAGTATATGACTTAAGGGTGATCTCATCGATCACCACATCGCCTGGTTTAATCATCGTATCACTACTGACTTCTGCCACAATTCACCTCATGTGTTGATTTGGAACAATCGTCTGAAGTCTCTCAGAACTGGATCGATGTATTCGGGGCGCATGATTTTTACAGTTCGTTTTGCATCATTGACTTCCGATTCATGAACAATGTTCGTGACTGCTGTCACATACCCAAAGTTTTCGTTTGCGGTATTCACGCCCAAATCAATTACCTCTGTATTTCCAACCACGAATCTGTCTATTAATGCTGACGGACTTTCAGATCTCTCATACTCACCATCCTGATTAACATCAATCAAGTAAACGGGTCTATACAGCGGCGATAGCACCTCACCGCTGCTTGTTTCAAAATGATGCAACGCATATCGATTGTCGTCCACCACTCTGAACACCTGTGCAGCGACTTCTCTTCCAGTTCTGGTGATTGAGAACAAGTCATGTCGAATGTCCTCGGGTCGAGCGATTGCCTGCCCTGACAACTGAACCAAGGTGCCTTGAATTTTGAAAATGCCTGTAATGTCTTCAACTTCTATTTTGTACAGATTCGGATCCCAAGACTTCACTTTTCCGCTAGCGATTTGTTTGCCAAACCGATCTTTCTGAACAACAGTATCGCCCACTTCGAAGTGTGGTAGCCGTCGATCAAAAGGAACGATCTCACCGTCTTCTTGTTTCCCACTCTTGCGATCCCACAGCAACGGAGGATAGACAAACAGGCTTTTACCCGTGTATGTCTTCTCCATCTGCGTCTCCAACTCGTTGACGCTCAGAGGCCAACTGAAGTATGGATCAAGGATCTCATTGAACATAAGGATGATCCAATGATAGTCAGACCGACCATAGATGCGGTGAGCAATTGTCTCGGGTCGCTCTTCGTCCTTGATCGTGTAATCCAAGGCGGTTCCCTGTGCCTCTTTGACGATGTCTAGGATTTTTGCTCTTGTGAGAATGTTCTTCGCAAGGACTAGGTTTCCAGAATCATCCCGATAGCCGATATTAGGTAGATAGTTGAAATAGCCCATAGATTATTTCAGGGTGAGGGAGTGTTCCCCAACTCCCAACCAAAGCGGTCGCGGGTGAGGATTTCAAGTTCGCTGAAAGACAGTTCCATGGTGATCTTCGTGGGTGCGGAACCGTACCCATCGTTTTGGAAGGTGGTGAATGTGGTTTCCTCGCCATACTTCACCTTGACCCCCTTGAGAGCGCACTTATGAATGTACGGGAGATAGCCGTTCTCTCTACCGTCCGCAGTCAAGAACTTGATCTGAAACTCTGCGGGATAGTCCAAGAAGCGACCTGAACCCTCCGACCGTTTGGGGTGGGAGAAGAACTTGAGAAGACCGATGATCCCATGGCATGTCTCGACCTCTTCCCTGTTGCGTGGGAGAAAGGTATATGAGAAGTTGAACTCTCTGCGCTTGACCTCTTTGAACAGGTGAAGCGACATTGGGTTCACGACTTGTCGCTGCTGCGCGGAAGCGAACTTAGCAAAAGTTCCTGCTTCAGCCCCAACAAGTTCTCCCAAAGAATCAAGCACCTTGAGGTTTGCCATGCCAATTTTCTTTCCAATATCTCTTGCTGAGGCAGGATCGTCTGTCTGTCCGATTGCTTTTGGAAGTTTTAGGGCATCCAATCCCGCCATGCTTGCATCTTCATACTCCATGGCATACCCAACTTCTAGTCCTGTAGGCATGTACAGATAGACACGGGCTTTGATTGGTGCAGTTCCTCCTGCAAGCCCTGTCTGCTCCTCTGTATAAGAGTCGCGTCCCAATCCCTGACCTTTAATGTTGCCATCAGCGAATGCCTGTTTCGCAGTATCCAAGATAAAACCACCGCCCGAAACTATTGCACTTAAGGTGTTTGCAACCATTCCAACTACATCTGTTTTCTGCTCGGCTGTTGCATTTTTCTCAGCGGCATTCTGCGCCGTTCGCATCTTGTCAATTAGGCTATCGCCAAATCTAGCAAATGCCTCTCGCTTGGTTGCCAAGTACTGTGGGTTGTTCTCCCATATCTCAATACACATGATGCTTTGGTGCGAAGGATCTGTCAAAAGATCATATGGATACTTATAGTACCCCGCAGCCCTCGTTGCATCCGCTTTGTTGATAAACCCACCGCGACCATCATTAAACAACTTGTCCTCAAATGCACTTGATCTGCGTCGAAGAATGCTGTCGATGGCTCGGATTTCTCCGTAGGTTTTGCTGCTGCTGAACTCTGCCATATAGGTGTATTTAGATAGGATCTCATAAATAACAGATACAGGAGACACGATCATCGCAACTGGAAACTCGTACAAGGGAAAATACACGCCAAAGTGTCCGCAGAAGTACAAGGGCGATCCCAACATGTGTTTCTACCGATCATCATGGGAACGCCGATTTATGACATTCTGCGACAAAAACAGTGCCGTGGTTGAATGGTCTTCGGAAGAAGTCGTGATTCCTTACATCTCCCCAATTGACGGACGGCGGCACCGATACTTCGTTGACTTTTGGGTGCGGCTGAGAAAGCCCGATGGATCATTTGAAGAATGCCTGATAGAGGTGAAGCCCAAGAAACAGACCATTAAGCCTGAACAACCAAAATCGAAGCGAATCTCCAAATCCAAATTGTTTGAGATCCGTAACTGGGTTGTCAATTCTGCAAAATGGATCGCTGCTGAAGATTACTGTGAGGATCGGGGTTGGAAGTTCAGACTCCTAACTGAAGAGAACATCTTCGGAAAGACTGCCAAATGACGAAGCAACAGGTAACAAAGGTTGTAAACCAGTTCTCCCGAACAACCAATCTCAACCTTGGTGATGACCGTGCTACTCGTTGGTTGGCGATCAACCTGTCCAAGATCAAGACAACAATGCGGCAGGACAACTACATCAATCAAAGCAGAACTTTGATCAGAAAACAAATGACCCCTGGTAACATGGTTTTCTTTGGTTATATGCCGAAGACAAAAAATGAACTCCAATTTTGGGATGAGTTTCCTATAACTATAGTTCTTCATCCACAAAAAGGAGGATTCTTGGGATTAAATCTTCACTATTTACCGCCCTTGGCTCGGGCAGACTTCTTAAATAGGCTGATCCAATATGTATCCGATCCAAATTGGATCAAGCATAGTAACACATCAGTTGAGTTTCGCGTTACATATGGTCTACTTAAGAACAATGCCAAACTCGCCGCGTTCAGACCGTGCATCAAGCGTTACTACTACAATCACATCGTTACAAAGGTAGCGTTCATAGATCCAATGCAATGGAAAATGGTGCCATTCTTTCCCTTAGACAAATTCAAAGGCGCAACTCGCTCAGATGTATGGGCTTTAGCATGATAAATACCTTATAAAACCATGGATATAAAGGCAAATCTACAGGCAGCACGCGCACGGGCGGCATACCAATCGTATGTTAGGAATACTGAACCATCTTTTCAGGACTCCGTCTACGGACGGGCGCGTGAGACGGGATGGGCGGCGGGTAACCGTTGGTTGGTCATGGTCTTCCCCAACCAAGCGGTAAGGGATGGCATCGGCATGAACTTTGTTCCCGATGTCGCCCGATTGGCTACTACATGTAAGTCGATCAATCTCAATGAGCAGACTTGGTACAGCACCGAACAGAACTACATCAACGCAGGCCCAAATCGCGTGTTTCCCTACAAGAGAAACACCAACAATGCTTCGGGCATCAAGGTGCAGTTCAATGTCGGGACGGACATGTTCGAAAAGGAATTCTTTGAGGCATGGCTGCGGTACATCCAAAACCCATACACGCGGCAATGGAAGTTCTACGATGACTATGCCAAGGACAGTTTCATCTATCTGCTCCTCCTGCCCAATCATGTACAGAACTTCGCCATGGCGATGGAAGCCATGTATCAAGGTAAAATTGTTGGCTACAAGTTTACCGAAGTCTATCCGTTCTCCATGAACATGAACGGTGGAAACCTGAATTACAACAGTGTGCAGGAGCCGCTGTTCTCTGATATCGGATTCATGTATCACGACATGATCCCGCTTCAGGAAGAAACGATCAAATACGACAACATCATTCCGACAGTCACGGATACAGGATTCCCCATCATCGAACGGGATCGCTATAAAGATATCCTCGCGGCAAGTCAAGCGGGTATCGACAAGGCTGTCAATGGATTTGCCATCGGCACGATTGCAGAACGGGCAGCGTTCAACAACATTCGTCAGCAGCAGCGCAGCATCCTACAGGCTTATGTTAAGCAACTAGAGGAATATAAAGTAAATGATCTGCCTCGCGGCGTGGATGGAAGAGTAGTCTATTCCACCCCGCGTCAAGGTGGACTCGACTTGGGTCTGACTCTCTTGTCACAGACTCAAGGCTTTTTCGGTGCAGGATTCTTTGGAAACGGATTTTTACCATAATCTTTTATCATAGGAGATCATTATGTCACTCGCAGGAATTATCGCTTCAACACCAAAACACCAAACAACTCTTCCCATCAGCGGAAAGAAGATTGAATATCGACCATTCATCGTTAAGGAGGAGAAAATCCTTCTCATGGCGGCTGAAAGCAAGGACGAGAAAACAATCAATACAGCCATCCGCGAGGTGATCTCCTCGTGCACAGGCGGAGTAGTGGATGTCTTCAAGTTGCCGTTGGTGGACATGGAATATTTGTTCCTGCAACTGCGTAGTCACTCCGTTGGCGAAACCGCCAAGCCAAATATCAAGTGTTCGAAGTGCGAACTCCCCACAGAGGTTGAGATCAACCTGAAGGAGATTCAGCCGATCAACGATCCGAATCACAAGAAGATCATCCCCATCGTCGGGGACATCAGCGTAGTCATGAAGTATCCGACTGTCGATGACCTGAAAGATATTGACTCACAGAGCGACATCGAAAAAGCACTCACCCTGTTGGTGAAGTCAATCGACAAGGTCTATCAAGGTGAGAAGATCTTCAATGCATCTGAAATGGATCCCAAGGAAGTCCGTGGGTTCATCGAAGAGATGACGCAGGAACAGTTCAAGAAACTCTTCTCCTTCGTGGAAACGATGCCCAAGTTGGAGAAACAAGTTCAATTCAAGTGCAAGCATTGTGGGCATGAAAACAACTCAACTCTGAGGGGGATCACAAGTTTTTTCTCCTAGCCTCCACCCATGACAATCTATTCAACATGCTCTCTGTGAACTTTGCGATGATGCAAAACTTCAACTACACGCTAGTTGATCTAGAGAGCATGATGCCATGGGAACGGAGGGTTTACATCGATTTGCTTATGCAACACTTGAAGGAAGAAAAGGAGCGGATGGAGTCTTTGAAGAGTCAAAGACAGTAAAGGGACAGATAGATGGCTGAACCAACACAAGGCAATCCCACACCACCAAACAACCAAGATGGGTTGATATCCCCATCGCCCGATGCCAACAAGGCATTGGACAAGTTTTTTGCTGAGATTGAAGACCTGAAGAAGTTGGTTGAGAAGTCAAACGAGACTTTAGCCAAGAGAAAGAAGATCGAAGACAAACTCTTAGAAGTATCTGTCAAGTTGCACAAGGCGGATGAACAGAAAAAGAAAGACTCGGATGCTCTTCTCGCTGCTCACAAGAAGTACATTGACGCGCAAGGTAATTGGGTCAAAGGCGCGGAGGCTATCCGCGAAAAGTATGAAAACGACCTTCTGAAAATCAACGAAGGCTATTCTGCTGCTGTCGAGGAAATCGACGGGGTTACCACTGCGCTAGAAGAAAACATAAAAACCATGAAGGAAGAGAAGGATGCTCGGATGTCCGCGCTCTTCTCATTGCGCGACTTGCGGGATGTGGTGAAAGAGGCTGATGCGTCTATCGGCGCAGATTTGTCCAAGTCTCTTGGACAGGCAACCAAGTATATTACCTCCACAAATGCAAAGATTGAAACCGAAACACAGAAGATATCAAGCGAACTAAAGACTAAAACAGAATCTGTGTTTGGTGAAATGGCACAGTCTTTGAAGGAAGCCAATCTTGCAAAAGCAGCAGAAGACGCAGCAAAAGCGTTGGAAGAAGCGGCACAGAAAGCAGCAGAAACTGCGGAAAAAGAAAAGAAAGCATCGGAAGAGGCTGCAACTGCTGCTGCCGATGAACTCGATGAGAAGAAGAAAAAGAAAGAATCTATCAAGGAATACCAAAGAACTCAAACAGCCGAAGACTTTGGAAAAAGCCTAGAAGCACAAGGAGGTCTCGTTGGTTTGGGAACAATCAAGAATCAAATTGATGAGATTGCTAAGGCCGAGGATGATCGCTTCAAGGCATACAATCCCAAAGCCACCAAAGAAGAAGTCGCAGTAAACCGCGAAAAGTTCATAATGACACAGAAAGATGTCATTATGAAGCGTATTGAGATTCAGCAGCAGAAGGAATTAGAAAAAGTTCGGCAAGAGAGAATCAAGAAGATTGTTGAAGAGAAAAAGGTCTCTGTTGCTACTGCCGCAAAACTTGCGGATACCAAAGAGAACAGAGAAACTGATGCAAAAATCATTGACGGGCAGAGTCAGGTCATTAAGTCTTTGGAAAGGCTAGAGGGGCATGAGATTAGGATGATCGACAGGATGGAAAAGGATTCCATCGCGACGGCGGAGAGGGAGGCTGAAACCCTGAATGATACTCCCCCTTGGGCACAGAAATTTGTTGATGGAATCGAAAGCCTAAAGGGCACTATGGGGGGTATGTTTAAAAAAGAGGACGGGTGGTTCAAGACTATCCTTGTTATCCTCACAATAACTATTGGTGCTGTTCTCGGTTACATCTTCTACAAGGTGATGTTCATTGTCAACATCGTGAAGAACATCCTCAGTGTGCTCACACACCTTCCATTCGGCATCGGCAAGGTAATTGGTAATGTCTTTGGAAAGTTGGGGGCGATTGGTGGCGGCATCGGAAAAGTACTTGCTGGTGTAGGAAGCAAGTTAGGTCTTTTTGGCGAAGGAATTGCAAAGGTCTTTCCGTTCCTTGGACGATTGGGATCCGCATTCAAGTTTGGTTTCCAAGTACTAGGTAAAGTATTCTTCTATGTTCAACTAGTGATTGATGCCATCTTCGGTGCCTACAAGGGGTTCCAAAAGTTGGGAAATATCAAGGGTCTGATCATGGGTGCGATTGCTCAGATTATCAGCGGTCTTACATTCGGACTGCTTGACTTCCAAAGCATCTTTGACTTCTTCAACACAACCATGGGAGGTGTGTTTGATGGAATCGCGGGTGTGTTTGAACCCATCGTTGAATTTTTCGGAAAGGTATATGACAAGTTGGCTGATGCCTTCTCGCGTGTGATGGCAGTTTTCCAAGGCGAGGGATCGATCTTCAGCAAGATATTCAAAGTCATTCAGATTGGTATCACCACAACAGTAAAGAGCATAGTTGCTTTCGTAGAGGCAGCAATTAAAACTGTCTTTAATGCTGTTGTTGTATTGCCTTTTAAGATTGGTAATTTTATCGGTGAGATGCTTGTCAAGTTGGCAGAGTTGACATATGACGCTTTTATGTCCCTGTGGGATTGGATCTCTAGCGGTGAGATCTTGGCGGATGTTGCCAACTTTGGCACTTGGCTTTACGATGAACTAATCGATTTCTTCGCAGGAATCATCAACGCAATTGCTGATGGGTTGGGAGAGATTCCAATCGTTGGTGGATACATCAAGGAAGCCCTTGGTGGCGGTGCGGGGGGTAATGGCTTACAGGTTGCCGTTGAGAAGAGTGCCGAAGTTGTAAAAGAAGCGCAGCAAAGTACAAGTACTATGGCTGCTACTACGACAAGTCCTGCAAAGGCGACTGATTTCTCAAATACATCACCAACACCAATCGTAACCCCAAGTGGCAAAGTACAGTTTGCCCCGATGGCAGCACCTTCTTACAACGCAAATACCGTCAACAATGCGACAACAACTACATCAACAGCAAAAATGAACGCGATGAATCAAGGCGGTACCGCAGTCATCAACACCCCGACCACAAACAATGTTGTAAGCGGTGGCGGTGGCGAGAGTAATGTGCTGATGCCAACAAACAACAGAAACACGGAACCGACATTCCGTGCCCTGCTGTTTCAGGATTGTCCTGCCCTATAACACAAAAGCCGCCCATTTCTGAGCGGCTGTTGTGCGCCTCTATCACATGAGTTAATTAGAACTCACTCATCGTCATCTGCCAACTTCTTGAAGTAGGCAAACGCATCCTCGTCCTCGTCCTCAGTCTTTCCTGCCTTCGCAGGAGCCTTCTTAGGAGCCTTCTCCTCGGAGACGGGATTCGCAGCCTTCATTTTGCTGCGGAAGTCCTCAGGCTCTGCCTCCTCGGCACGGACAGCGGAACCTTCGCTTGTACCGCCCTTGAGAACCTGATCCATGCGACTCTTCAGTTCCTCGTAGGACTTGAACTGATCTGCGCCAACGAACGCCTGTAGCGGATACTGCGTCTTCCACAGAGCCTCCAACTGCTTATCATTGCCATCGAAAAGTTCCGATGCGGGTTGGAATGCGCTCTTCTCGTAGGACACATAACCGTCCACCATAGCCGCCTTCAACTTGAAGTTGGCACCCTGCCAAAAGTCAAACGGATTGATCTTCGGCTCATCATCAGTGGGGTTCATGGCATCCTGCAACTTGTCGAAGATTTTCTTGCCGAACTTGAAGAGGAACACCTTGCCCTCGTTCTCACGGTTCGATGGATCATTGACAACAAGGATGTTGGCGATGTACGACAACTTGCGCTTGCGATCACGGGCGATGCTCTTGTTCGACTCAAGTCCGCTGTTCCAAAGTTCGTTATTCGCCTCGCAGATCGGGCACTTCTTCCCAATCGTTGTTGGGCAGTTATCGATGAGCCAACCGCCCTTACCTTGGAAGCCGTGGCTGAAGAGCCGCACCCAAGGAATGTCCTCGCCTTCGACAGGCGGCAGGAAGCGGATCACCGCGTAGCCGTTACCCGCCTTGTCGCGCTCAAGCGTCCAAAAGCGATCATCATCATAATTCTTCTTCTCGCTGACCTTGCTCATCTCCTTCGACAACTTGTCGATTGCGGACTGAGCGTTCTTCTTCATGCTTGCGAATCCTGACATGTGTATCTCCTGTGTGTTTGTGTTTGTTGTGTGATACGATTTGACAAGTATAGCGTTAAATGTGTCTCAGTCAAGGGGCAACTTCGATCTTTTCTTTTTTCCCCTCAACATATTTCGATCCTCAAACTCTGCCTTCAACTTCTCCCGAATCGGCTTCGTTACCAACTTGGCTACAGCCTCGGGGTCAATTCCATGCTTATCACAGAGTTCAAGAATAGCATCAATGTACTTCCCCCCTTTGCGATTCTTGCACAGTTCTTCGATATCTTTACTGAATGTCTCTTCGATTTTAATGATAGATCCCATTAGGAAATACTTTCTTCATCTGTGGCATTCGTTGTTTCAATCGGCATTTCCTCAATACTATCGACCCAACGGCGAATGCCCGTTTCAAACTCTTCTCCTGTCAGAAGGATTCCAATCTGCTCTCCTCTATCTGTCATGAAACGAATGCAATGAAACTTCTCCTGCTTGGGGGGAACCACCATTTGATCTGCACGGGTAAAAGACCACCCGAAATACTTAAACAATCTTTTGAGCCAGTTCATTGGCGATCTCCTGCACTTTCTTGAAGTTGTTCTTTGCCCAATAGGAGCGGATGACATTTGCCAACCCCTCCCTGAAATCGTTGCGATGCTCAACGAATTCCTGAGCCGTACCCTCGTCGGTGGTAATCAGCACGACAAGGCGTTCAATACGCTTGCCTGTCCGCTCCTCCCACATGTACGAATACGCAGCCGCTTGATGGAAGTAGTTCGTGATCCACGAACGCTTCTTCTCCTTGGACGCTGTCTTGAAGTCGATGATGGCGGGTTCACCGCAGTACTCACCGATGCAGTCCGTTCGTCCTGCAAGCATGAGACTGTCCGACCACAGACCGTTTTCGATTGCGTAGATGTCCCCGATGTTTTCCAACAAGGGGAGAATCGGATCGAAATGCCAACGATCACCGATCTCCGTAGGAACCTTGCGTTTCGTCAGGTACTCCTCCACCAATGAGTGCAACTTGTTCCCGCGATTGATCGCCATCTGCGACTTCTTCGCATTCTCGGGATCCTCTCGCCACTTCTTCCACTTGTCGGCATCCTCATGGTTCACCACGGTGGTTACCGATGGATACCACTTGCCGTTGGTTGGCGATTGATAGTACCGCCCAAGACCTTCCGCTTCCACGGAAACGAGTTTTGCTTCATTTGTGTTCATGCTCAATAGTCTCTCATTCCATGGCGAGGGTGTGCCGACTTGATCTTGGAAATGACTTCCTTGAACCCACTGTCGGGTTTACGAATGCCCAATCGAACAGGATCGATCACAGGCGGGGCAGATGCGATGTACTGCTTAACCTGTTTCTTGCCACACTTCGGGCATGGCTTCTTGCATGGCTTCGCCCGATCCTTGATCATCAAGAACTCTTCAAATATGTGATCGCATGCACGGCAATGATAATCATAATTTGGCATAGCGAGTCTCCTATTTATACGACTTCGCTAGCAAACCACAATGGAACAGGGGTCTTCGCCCATTTGGCAAAACGCTTCTTTTCGCCGATGTAGTACTTGCGATACGCCGTGACGGCATTTTCACAGCGATACTGTTCGGGCATTGCTTGGGCAAACGGAGTCAACTGCCCATTCTTGATGTTGTTGGGGCACTCTGCAAGAATGCCCATCAGTTTATTCATCGAATGCTTTTTACCATACCGCTTGGTGTACTCAGACATTAGACCTTGTGCATGGTGCCAAAGCCAATCGTAGTTGGACGAAGTCTCCATTGCCCATCGTGTGCATGGGTGGTTGACCATTGTCGCAAGACAAAGTACATCGTCGTACTCGGGGTGAATCCAATGCTTGATCTTGCGACCGTTTTTGGATAGACGGATGGTGGGTTCGCCGTCAAGCACACGGTGAGCCGTAGAAAGCATTTGTGCGCTTTCAACGATCATCTTCACGACATGCTTGTCGCAAAGATCCCGCGCCGCTTCATGCGGTGAGGATTGCACTACGAAGATGTTCATGTATCAGTCCTTGAAGGAACCATCGTTCCAAAGATGCCACAGACGGTGTGTGAAGATTGCCCAACCAAGTCCAAGCCATGACTTGGCATGGTACACGCCTGCTTCACATTCCATGATATAGGACGGTGCAATCTTGATTTTGTCGTATTTGTTACTGTCGATGGGCTTTTCATCAAGATGCCACAGACAATGTCTTAGGACTGTCCAACCAAGTCCAAGCCATGAATCGGCATTGTACATGCTTTTTTTACCCACCATTACATATGATGGTTTGATCTTGATTTTGTCGTATTTGTTACTGTCGATGGGCTTTACATCGATCACAGGTTCTGCCTCGCGCACGGGCGCGGGTGCGTGCGTAACTTTCTTGACGGTCTTGACCACGCGCTTCTTGATTGACTTAGCCATTGTGCTGCACCCCCATCAGTTCGACATTTTTTTCTTTAACCCAATAAGTATCGGGGCCCCACTCATGGCTGTAGGTTGTAACGAGATACTGCTTACCCCAATTAGGGTGCATCTCTATCCGCCGAACAATAGCGGTGTTTTGCTCGTCCTTCAGCCAAACTTTTTGCTGCGGTGCTTTTTTCTGTGTTGTTTCGTTGTTTTTCATGTTTTTGTAACTTTTTTGGTTTAAAGTTGCGATTTAGACAATCATAGCCCATAATAGTGGCGGTGTCAAGCCCTAAGTACTAAATAAAGGTGAGGTATATTATCATGCCAACTACTCTGACCATTCCTGAAGTTCTGAAAAAAATCTCGCAAACCGCAAAGAGCCGCGAGGACAACATCCGTATCCTTCGTGAAAACGGAAGTCACGCGCTGAAGCAGTTGCTTCACTACGCCTTCTTTGACAATACAAAGTGGTACCGCAACGACCTTCCACCATACACGCCCGAACAAGCCCCCGAAGGATTGACCGTGTCGAGCCTGTTTCAAGAAAGCAAGCGACTGTACATCTTCAAAGAGTCTTACAACCTCCCAAAGGATCGTAAGGACATCCTGCTCATTCAGATTCTTGAGTCTGTCCACCCCGACGAGGCGAAACTGCTCAAAGAACTTATGGGGGGTACCTTCGAATGCGGTTACGGATTGTCCAAGACGATTGTTCAAAGTGCTTTCCCCGACATTGCTAATGTTGTGGTTGCTTCCTAAGAGCATATCGCGCAAGGAAGTAGGAGTCAACTATGTCTGAGACAGGACTTCCACAGTCCTTGCTCTCTTTCTCCATAGACTTCATTAGATCAATTCCCGTTTGATCCTTGAATGCAGCATGCATAATACATTTGTCTGCGTTCCCCTTTCCTACCGCAAACTTCTTAAGTGCGGCGGGAGCAACCGTTTCGAATCGAATGTTGTATTTCCACAACTTGTGCTTCAACAGACCGCAGTTTTCGCCGATATGAAAAACCTTGCCCTTGGCACCCATTGCGTAGTCCTCTATGACGAGAAAATCGGGATTGACCCCACACTTAGAGATCGCCCAATTTGAAATCAAATCGTATCTTTCCTCAGGCGAAAGAAAGTTAGGATAGACATCACCAACACAAGTTAAGAATCCAAAAGTCTGAGTTACTTGGTTTCGCTTGACTGATGTAAGAAACCAACAAGTGGCTTTGTCCCCGTCGATGAGGGTGACGGCGGGTGATGTCATAGAGTAGTCAATACCAAGAACTTTCACGAAAGTATGTATTGCATCTCCTGAAACCTGTGATAGAATCTAATCTATGAACATCGAACGAATCAAAGAGATAGTTGAAGCAGACCTCAAGATCGACGGAACCGAATTGGGAGATGAGTCAATCCGCATTCCCCAACTGCACGGCAAGTACCTTAACATCTATCATGACGAGTGCCTGATTCTTCGTAAGTTGGATGTAGATCTGAACACCCTTCGAAAAAAGAAGTGGGAGTATTACAATGGGAAGATGTCTCAACAGGAACTTGCCCAACTTGGGTGGGAGCCTTTCGGGCATCGAATTCTGCGTCAAGACATGGATACCTACATGAACGCAGATGAGGATCTTATTCGTGTCTGCTCAAAGATCGATCTACAAAAGGCGAAAGTTGAGTACCTTGACAGTGTGATCAAAAGCATCAACAACCGCCAATGGGTGATTCGCAACGCAATTGAATGGCGGAAGTTTATGAGCGGGGTAACCTAAATATTTTAGATGAGCGTGATTGAAGTTCGTAACATGAATACCGCTTATCTTCGTGTCATTGCAGAGAATGGCATTGCATATGAACTTCAGGATTACTTCACTTTCGAAGTCCCAGGTGCGAAATACACCCCCGCATACAAACGGCGTGTATGGGACGGAAAGATACGACTCTTCAACGCATATTCAGGGCTATTGCCTTCAGGTCTCATGGACTATCTTGCGACATTCGCAAAGGATCGAAATTATGAGTTGCGAGTTGATTCCCTAATAGCCCAACCCGAGATCAAGTTCGATTGTGAAAAGGTCAGGGGCTTTATTAAGTCTTTGAACCCAACCAGCAATGGCAAACTCTTGGATCCTCATGATCATCAAGTCAATGCAGTGTGTCATGCCCTAAACCAATCACGATGCGTACTTTTATCGCCTACTGCTAGTGGCAAAAGTCTTGCTATTTATTCGATGGTTAGGTACTACCAAAATACAATCGCTCCAAACAGAAAAATACTCATCATCGTCCCAACTATCTCATTGGTCGCACAGTTATATTCTGACTTCAATGATTACTCGGGTACGACGAATTGGAATGCCGAGAAGAACTGCCACCGCATCGTTGGCGGCGAATCCAAGGTAACAGACAAGCAAATCGTTATTTCAACATGGCAGAGCATCTACAAGTTACCTAGGGCGTGGTTCGATAACTTTGAAGTGGTTATAGGAGATGAAGCACACTTATTCAAGGCACAAAGCCTGAACACAATCATGAACAAGTTGATCGATTGCCCCTATCGCATCGCACTCACAGGTACGCTCGATGGAAGCAAAATTCACAAGTTGGCTATAGAAGGACTGTTTGGCCCAGTTCACCGCGTGATCACCACAAAGGAATTGATGGAGCGGAACCTTTTGACCAACCTGAGAATTGAATGTATCATGCTCCGTTATCCACCTGATATCCGCAAAGGTGTGTGTGGGTTAGATTACCACAGCGAAATAGAGTGGTTGATCAACTGTGAGAAGCGAAACGAGTTCATCGCGTTCTTGGCTTCCGCGACCCGTGGTAACACTCTCTTACTTTTCAACTATGTTGAGAAGCATGGAAAGCCCTTGTATGAGTTAATCAAAAAGACCGCCATGGCGACCATCGAAGGGCGCAAGGTATTCTTCGTCGCAGGGGAAACCGAACTTGAGCAGCGCGAGGGAATCCGATCTATTGTGGAAAAGGAAGAGAATGCGATCATTGTCGCATCTTATGGAACATTCTCGACAGGCATCAACATTCGCAGTCTGAAGAATGTAATATTTGCTAGCCCATCAAAGAGCCGTATTCGAATACTTCAGAGCATCGGTCGCCAACTGCGAAAATGTGAGGGCAAACACATTGCAAAGTTGTACGATATTGCCGATGATCTGCACCATGGCGATAATCTGAATTACACACTACAGCATTTCCTGAAGCGGGTAAAAATATACGAATCCGAACAATTTCGCTACAAGTTAGTTAAGTTACCAATTGACATGCGGATACAAAGACCAAAGAAAGATGAGAAATGACCCAATACTACCCAATCAAACTGGTACGAATGATGACGGGTGAAATAATAGTCACAGGCATCTCAAACAGCGGGAAAGAATCATATCTTTTTGAAAAGCCCATGATTATTATTGCTGTTGCATTGCCGAACCAAAAGCCAAATATGGTTCAGGAGGTCACAATCATGCTTCGTGATTGGATGGAATTCAGTGACGAGGAATACTACATCATCCCAAAAAAGGCGGTCATGTGCATCATGAAACCCAACAAGAACATCATTGCAGACTATTCTCAGGCAAAGATTCAATCCGTCACTGCAAGTGACATGATTGAAAACAGAATGACTGATGACAACAATACATCGAAAGACTCAAAGAAAAAAATTGAAGACTGTGGCGATGATGATGTCGAATACGAAGAAGGTCACGACGAGTTCCCAGGTTGGGGTGGTGATCCTCGTCTCGACTAGGTACTTAGGATACTAAAAGTACTCTATGTACTCTCTAAAAAGGTTACTTAAGTAGTACTCTATAAGTACTAGTTTACTCTTGAACCTCAAGTGTATCTAGTAGCAGCAAAAAGTAAATTGTATTTGATTTCACTAAGTCTGTAAAAATTCTACTAACAATCTTCTTTACTTCAACAGAAACCAGTGTTATAATCAACAACGCAGAGGAAAAATGAATAAGAAAAAAACAGGAAATCATTACATCAACAACGAACAGTTCTTAGAGGAACTAGTTGCACATAAGAAGGCTGTAGCCAAGGCAAAGAAAGAAGGCATCAAGCCACCTGGTGTGACAAACTACATCGGTCAATGTTTTCTCGACATTGCTAACAATTTGGCAAAAAAGCCCAACTTTGCAAACTACATCTACAAGGAAGAAATGGTATCAGACTCGGTGGAGAACTGCATCATGTATGCGACCAACTTTGATCCAAAGAAGTCACGCAATCCATTTGCATTTTTCACGCAGATCATCTACTACGCATTCCTTAGGCGCATTCAGAAGGAAAAGAAACAACTCTACATCAAGATGAAGTGTTTCGAAGAAAACGATTTGTCTGGTCGCTTTCGAAACTGGATGGAAGAACAAAACCGCAAGTATGATGACGGCAATCAAAACCCGTACATGGGGATAATCTCTGATACTTACCTCACATCAGAATCACTCAGACCCAAGAAAAAGAAAAAGCGAAAGAAAAATACCACTAAAAATCCAAAGAACACCTTGGATGATGTGATGGAAGATCTATGATTGCAATCATTAACGACACACACTTTGGTGCTCGTAATGACAGCCCGATCTTTCTTGAACATTTTATGGAGTTTTGGGAGAAGGTGTTCTTTCCTACAATAGAAGACCGTGGCATAAAGAGGATCATCCATTTGGGCGACTTCTTAGATCGTCGCAAGTATGTTAACTTCTACACGCTGCATCAGGTTCGAACTCGGTTCTTGGAGCCGCTGAAAAACATGGGTGTGGAAATGGACATCACTCTAGGCAACCACGATGTCTTCTTCAAGAACACGAATCGACTCAACTCAGTTATTGAACTGTTCCGCAACTACCCAAACATTCGAATCCACGAACAGCCGACTGTGCTTGACTTGGGCGAAACAAAGGTAGGATTGATGCCTTGGATTACCAAGGACAACGCAGAGGAGTGCCTGAAGTTCATCGCGTCCGCGCCCGTGCGCGTGCTCATGGGGCACTTTGAGGTGAGTGGCTATGAGGTGCTTCGCGGGGTCGAACACCACGATGGAATGGATCCTGCTCTGTTCAAGAGTTATGAGGCGGTCTACAGCGGTCACTTCCATTGCCGTCACAGCAGGGCAAACATTCACTACTTGGGTACCCAGTATCAGATGACCTTTGCCGATCTAAACGAGCGCAAAGGATTCAGCATCTTTCACCCGCGCACGGGGGAGATGGAGTTCGTTGAGAACCCGATTCAGATCTTCCATCAGATCGAATACGATGACACCAAGGAAGACTACAACATCCTGAACTGCAAGCAGTACAGGAATACATTCATTCGGCTCTTGGTCAAGAACAAGACCCGCCCGATCATGTTCGACAACTTGTTAGATCGGCTGAACGATGCCCCCGCCCATTCGGTGAGTGTGACCGATCAGACGGAAAAGGAAATAAACAGCAACACCGATGTGGTGGACATGACCAAGGATACCCTTACCCTGATCTGCGACGAGATCGACACGCTACAGGGAGTGCAGGATCAAGTACGCCTCAAGACCTTGATTCGGGAGATTTACAGCGATTCGTTGCAAGGCTAAATATGATGAAATGCCTAAACACTACAACACGCTGATTCAGGACATCAAGGAGTGGAGTACCGTTCCAACGAGCGGTAGTGGAGACACTACCCCCGTGATGTCCCTCAAGACAGGTGAGTCCAACAAGGCAAAGAAGCCGTCTGTAATCCAACTGAAGAACAAGTCTCCTTCGCGGGTAGAAATCGGCAAACTAAAGAACGCAAATTGGAGTTCGGGGGGTATCACATGATGTTCGGACATGACTGCAAGGCAACTGTCATTGCGGCGGGGAACATATTTGGGTATGACACTTTCGTAAGCACAGACTTCACGAAGCCGTTCGTTGCGGGGGAGAAACTACAGTTGCTCTACCCCCCCGACCATGGAAACAGCGGTTCCAATTTCCAATTTGACTCACATCTTGGAGCAACTGTTCTCGGTATCTTTACGCAGGAGCGAGAAAGATCGAATAGTCGCACAGAAAATGTAGGATTGGTCATCAATCCCGACTCTGTATTTCCATATCAGAGTGAGATCGATATCACAACTGTTCCAACATTCAATACGGGGCTTAGACCTATTTCAGACAGGGGGATTACTGCCGATAATGGGATCGATTCATTCTTGTTGAATGGATCGATCATTGTTGGTGAAATCAGCGGCGCGAAAAGATTCTATGCAGGCCCGTTCAAAGGATTCACTAAAGAAATCGAATGTATCTGCGAAGGAGCAACAGCAGTAAATAAATTGAATGGAATGGATTGTAATGGTAGCCTCAAGGGTTCTTACTATGAGTATTTATTCTCTCCCGTTCATCTCAACCTGTTCAAATACTCAGACCAACCACGAACAATCGTTGATGTGACAACGCCGTTCAATTCCTTGTTTATGAACAAGACACCATACAAAAATTTGGACTACACATGGATTAATACAAGGAACCGTTTCAAGAGACCGATTCCATACAGTATGAAAAGTAACAGCGGCAAGGGAGTCTCTGCCGTGCTGATCAGCAGCAGACATGCAATTGTGTCTGCGTCCGCAGATATCGACAATTCAAACCTCCGCTTTTACTCAGGTGCCAGCGGATTCGTAACCCCCACGGTTTCAACTTCCATCAATACATTCAAGCAGATGTGGGATGCTATTGGGTTTGTTAATGAAAATAGCAGCACAGAAATCTTAGCGAAGTACAACGAGATGGCTGCATACTTTGATGACATCAAGATCATCACCTTTACCACGAATCTGCCGAACGACATCACTCCAATCGGTCTGATCGACGCTTATCAAAGCGACCCCATTTTCTATGGATTGGCAATCGGTCAAGAAGCAAGAGGGCATCATGGAACATTCTGCCCACCATTTACAGGAAGTTTATTCAATCCTACTATTCTCCCGACCTTGCTGTTTAAGGGATCTGATGCATGTGCAAACATCCCCTCATCAGAATTGCATGAAATGGCGAACACATTAAGAACCATCGCCGTTGTTCGCGGCGACAATGGGTCTCCCGTCATTACTTACTACCATGGAAATCCCGTGTTCCTTGGATTAGTAACTGGAGCAGGATATACCCATTATTCAGATCCTAAGAAGTTGGTTGCGTTTGCATCGCTTCGCGGCACGGGGATCGGTTCAAGCAAGCCAATCACATTCCCGTGGGGCACAACATGGACTCCCATCTCTTTCCTTAATCAATACCTTTCTCTTTCAGGTGTGTCGGCAAAGAGTGTGTCACTGACTAGAAAAACTGAGGATACGAATCAGACATATCCCTATCCTTCAATTCCTTTTGGAAGTGTTGTGCCCAAATCAAAATCAAGACGGGCACAGTTGAGAAACACCAATCCTAGCGTAGGTATAAAGATCAGCGAAGGTGGATTTGATAAGTTTGTAAACAAACCATATCTACAGCCCGAATCGAATGATGAAATCGGAACCACTATCACAATAGACTTCACGGCATAACGCCTACATACTAAAACAAAGGAGATTTGTCATGAGTACTGTGAAACTGTTTAGACTGAATTCGGGCGAAGAAGTGATCAGCAAGGTGTTGGAAAACTCCCATGCCCATGCGGGATCGTGGCTGTTAAAGTCCCCCGCCATCCTTCTCCCCGTTGGAAACGGCAAGTTGGGGTTGGCACCTTGGCTTCCCTACTGCGAAACCGACAGCATGGAACTGCCCGAGAAGGCGATTGCATTTGTCGCCACACCGAAGACGCAGTTGGTCAACGACTACAACGAGAACTTCGGTTCAGGTCTCGTAGTTCTTGATAAGAATGTCGAGGCACCGCCGTTGCGTCTGATTACAGAGTGATTAGACCACTCTGCTAAAGTTGCCGCGCTTGGCAAACTGAATGCATCGGTCGAACTTGTCCTGCAAGATTTCCTTGGGCTTATGGCTAATTACGAAGGTATTTGTACCCGCTTTAATGTTGTTCATAATGTCCAAGAAGGCTTCGATTGCAGAATCGTCTAAACTGCCGTCCAAGATCTCATCAAGAATCAACAGGTTCGTGGTGATGGAGTTCTTCATTGACGCAATAGACCTCCATGCAAAAAGCAGGGCCAAGTCGATCTTTTTTTTCTCGCCTTCGCTGAACGATGCATATGTGAACACATCGCGGTGACGAGACCTAATTGTTTCATTGAACTCCTCATCCAAGTGAAAGTTCACGAAGAAGTTCATCTGCGTAAGATACTTGTTGATCGTGTCGTTGATCACAGGAATGTAGTTTTTGATGATACGGCTTTTGATTCCCGAATCCTTGAGCAGAGTTCCTGCTATCGAAAGATAGTGCTGATCTTCTATAAGTTCACGCTTGTTCTCAATCGTTTCTTCCTCTGCTGATAAAGCAGCCGACAGATCATCCAAAACATTTCCGATCTTAGCCGACTTCTTAGAGGTGATGGTCTTGATGTGCTTTTCCGTGGCTTCAATCTGATTTGTCTTCTTCATGATGAGCGAGTTCAGGTCGCTGATCTCACGCATCACGATTTCAATTGCTTCAAGCCGCTTCTCTGCGATCTCCCTCTCCTTGGCGATTTCTTCGATGGCTTTCTCCATCTCAATTGTCTTGCTCTTGCCCCTGTCGATGGCATCACGCTTGAAGTCATCCGCGATCTTCTGAGAGCATGTAGGACAGGAATCGTTCTTCTCATAGAAGGCGATTTCCTTGTTCATGGTCTGTATTTTCTTTTGAATCTGTGACCACAGTTCAGTGTACTTGTCAAAGTTTTTCTTCACCTTGTTGCTATCAGTGATAGTTTTGGAAATAGTTTCGATTCTCTCCAACGAAGACTTAATTGATTCGTGGGCTTCTTTAATAGTAGCGTTTGCTGCTGCTACCTGTTC